TCAAATGATGGTTATGTATGGAAGTATTTGTTTAGTGTTAAACCAAGTGATATTATAAAGTTTGATTCTACTGAATATATACCTCTTCCTAATGATTGGGCAACATCAACAGATACTCAAATACAATCTGTTAGAGATAACGGTAATTCTGATATTAATAATAATCAGATTAAAGAAGTTTATATTGCTGCACAAGGGGATGGATATGCTGGTGGTGTAGGACAAGAATTTCCTATTATTGGAGATGGAAGTGGTGCCAAAGTTGTAGTTGATGTTGTTGGTGCTAAAATAACTAAAACTCAAGTTTCTGTTGGTGGAAAAGGTTATACTTACGGAAAAGTTAATCTTGATAGTATCAATAACACAGCAGTTTCGGGTGGTACACCTGCAAAATTAATTCCAATTATTCCACCATCTAAAGGTCATGGACATGATTTATATAAGGAATTGGGTGCTGATAGAGTTCTAATCTATTCTAGATTTGATGATACTACAAAAGACTTTCCAGTAGATACTAAATTTTCTCAGATTGCAATAGTTAAAAATCCAACTTCAATTGGTTCTACTAATGTATTTACTGGTAATACATTTTCCTCTACTAAAACATTGTATCTTAGCAATCTAGCAGATAATCCTTTATCAGTAGTTACTGGTGATGAAATTAGGCAAGCTGTAAAAGATGACAGTGAGAATATCATTGGATATGCTAGAGGATATGTTGTTTCATATGATGTATTATCTCAAACTGAACCTTCAATTGCTGTTTTAAAATATTCTCAAGATAGATCTTTATATAATGGGTCAGCAGACGAATTTGCAACTGATACTGCAAATCTATCAAGAGAAGGAGATCCTATTACTGGACAAATTTATACTATTCAAGGTACCAATGATATTAATGAAGTAGGTGGAAAATATACTGTAGGAATAAATACTTCATTCTCTGGAATTACCACAAACCCAACAGGAAACAAAATTGTTGAACTCGGAGTTGAGTTTGAAAATGGGGTTGCTGAATCTGAAATAAATAATGAGTCTGGTGATATTATCTATTTGGATAATAGATCTTTAATTACTAGAGATGAAAGACAAAAAGAAGACGTAAAAATTATCCTGGAATTCTAAAAAATGCCACAGAAAACTAACTTAAATATAAGTCCTTATTATGATGACTTTAATGCGGATGATAATTTCTATAAGGTTCTTTTTAGACCAGGAAGACCCGTTCAAGCTAGAGAATTAACAACTCTCCAGTCCATCCTACAAAATCAGGTTGAATCCTTTGGAGATCATATGTTCAAAGAAGGAACTATGGTTATACCTGGTTCTGTAGCGTATGATAGTCAATATTTTTCAGTTAAAATAGAATCAGAACATTTAGGACTTCCAGTTTCTCTTTATCTTTCTCAGTTAAAAGGTAAAAAATTAAAAGGACAAAATAGTGGCGTAGAATTTATAGTTAATGACTGTAAAGTACCTGCAGATTCTACTGATATTACTCATGTAACTTTGTTTATAAAGTACTTAACAGGAAGTAATGAGAATTTAGAAGCATTTATATCAGATAGTGAACCTTTAATCACTCAAGAAAATATTGTTTATGGAAATACTACTATCACTGTTGGAGATAGTGTTGCTAATGCCATAGATATCGATGCTGCTGCCACTGGTAGTGCTGTAAAGATAGAGACTGGTGTATATTTCATTAGAGGTTCTTTTGTTACTGTAACAGCAGATACTATCATCTTAGATCCATATTCAAATCAACCTTCATATAGGGTTGGACTAAGTATTTTAGAAACCATTGTTACTGCAAAGGAAGATTCTGAATTATATGATAATGCTAGGGGATTTTCTAATTATGCTGCTCCAGGTGCTGATAGATTAAAAATTACTACTGAATTATCTAAAAAATCACTTACAGATTTTAATGATACTAATTTTATTGAAATTGTTAAGTTAAGAGATGGCGATCTTAAAAAATTACAGGATACTACTGTTTACTCTGAGATTGCAAAAGAATTTGCAAGAAGAACTTTTGAGGAATCTGGAAATTATTCTTTAGGTAATTTTAATGTTAAAGTATCAAATTCTTTAGATGATGGAATTGGTAATGAAGGAATATTTAAATCAAATCAAGTTACTGATCAAAATAATACACCAACTGATGACTTAGCATGTGTAGAAGTTGATCCAGGAAAAGCATATGTTCGTGGATTCCGTATCAATAGTGTTGGAACAACTGTTATAGATATCGATAAACCAAGAGAAAAGGAAGTTGTAGACACTGCAAAGGTAGCATTTGAACTAGGTAGTTTAATAAGAGTTGATAATGTTACAGGTACACCAAAAATAAAATTAGATGAGACTTCAAACACTGTTCAATTATTAAGTAAGCCAAAACTTACTGCTAATGGTGGAGTAGGACAAGCTTCTTGGCTTACTTCAGGAATTGGAACTGCAAGGGTATATTCTGTCGGATTAAGGAATACTCCTTATGTTGATAATGATAGTGAATGGAATTTATATTTGTATGACGTACAAACATATACAGTATTAACTTTAAATGAATCATTAAGTGCTGCTCAATGTCCTAATGGTTCCTTTATACGTGGTGTCAGTAGTGATGCTACTGGATATATGGCTGATATAGATGGTAGTGTTAATTCTGTTAGTTTAGTACAAACATCAGGAACATTTATTAGAGGAGAAGCAGTTTTAATTAATGAGACTAATTTGGTTCCAAGATCTATAGTAACAGTAACTCAATATGGTTCACAAGATATAAAATCTGTATTCCAATTAGCTGCTGTTAGTGGTAATACTGTAGATTTTTCTGCAAATACTGTATTAAAAGATACTTTAGTTACACCTACAACACCCTTAAATACTCAATTTACAATACTAGATGGTTCTGGTGGAGGTACTTCAGGAACAATTACTGGACCTGGAGTTACTTTTGATGGAGTAAAGGCAGGTGATTTGGTTAAATATGCTGTTAAAGGTGTTGCTAATGTTGTAATAAATGAAGTAGAATCAGTTGCATCAGATTTAAAAACATTAAATGTAGTATCTGTTGCTGCTACAACGGGAATAGCAAACCTTGTTGGTGGTTTTGCTGTACCTGCTGGTTTTACAACAACCAGTGCAATGGTTCGTATTATACCTGAAGGAATTGTTAATAATGATGAGAAAGGACTTTATACTCCATTAGAAAGAAGAAATATTTCTGATGTTAATTTTTCTGGTTCTGAACTTTTAGTTTCAAGTCAATTATCAGGTACAACTGATGCTAATGGTTCAGTAACTATTAGTTTACCGACAGGAATAAGTAGTGGTTTTTATAGTTCATTCGATACTCAAAAATATTCAATAATTTATGATAGTCTTAGTGGTGGTGGCGGTCCAGAAAATTTAACAAAAGATCAGTTTGTATTAACTAATGGTGCCACTGAAGTTACTTTTAGTGGATTACGAGGAAGTCAATCCGTTAAAATTAATGCTACTGTAGAAAAGGCAACAATAAAGGAGAAAATTAAGGAATATTCTAGAAGTAAGCAAATTCAAATTACACACACTCAAACTGGTATAAACACAACTACTAGTGGATTAACTCAAAATGATTTCTATGGGTTAAGAGTAGAAGATAAAGAAATTTCTTTAAATGTTTGTGATGTTGCTAGTGTTGTTGCTGTTCTTGAATCGAAAGATACATCTGCACCTACATTAGATAAATTAACAACTGTTTCTGGTTTATCTTTAGATATTAATTCTGTAGTTGGTGAAAGAATTACTGGAACCGAAAGTGCAGCTGTTGCTCAATTAGTAACTAGAACTGGTTCAAACAATGTTGAAATTGTTTATTTAAATACTAATAAATTTAATATTGGTGAAGTAATTAATTTTGATGAATCAAATATTACAACTACTTTACAAGCAATAACTCCTGGTAATAATATTAATATTACTGATAGATATTCTTTGGATAAGGGACAAAGAGAACAATATTATGATTATTCTAGGCTAGTTAGAAAAGCAGGTACAGCAAAACCATCTAAGAGATTATTGGTAGTTTATAATTCTTATATTGTTCCTGCTGATGATACTGGTGATGTATTCACAGTAGAATCTTATGATGAATCTAGATTTTCAGATGATGTTCCATTATTAGGAAATAATGTTAGAGCTTCTGATACCCTTGACTTTAGACCTAGAGTTTCAGAGTTTAGTAGTACTACTGCATCTCCATTTGTATATTCAAGTAGAGATTTTGGTACTGCAGGTAATTCATCTACATTAGTAATTTCACCTGAAGGTGATTCTAATTTAGGATATAGTTTCTATCTACCAAGAATTGATAAATTAATTCTTAGTCTCGGTAAGGATAATATACCAGAATTTTCTGTCCTAAAAGGTGTATCTTCATTACAACCTAAAGCACCTGCTATGGTTGAGACTGGAATGGAGGTAGCAACAATTGCACTTCCTGCTTATCTTTATAATCCAAGTAATGCAAGAATAACTTTAGTTGATAATAAGAGATATACTATGAGAGATATTGGTAAACTTGATAAGAGAATTACCAATTTAGAGATTGTTACAAGTTTAACTATGCTTGAACTTGATACAAAATCATTGCAGATTATGGATGAAGTTGGGGATAGGTTTAAATCTGGATTCTTTGTAGATAATTTTAAAGATATTAGTCGTATGGATGTACAAAATCCAGACAATAAGGTTGATGTTGATATAGTAAATGGTGAATTAATTGTTCCTTTAGATAGATATACTTTTAAACCTGAATTGGGTTTAAGTCCATCTATAAATTCAGACACTGCAGATTATACTCAAAATTTAACTTTATTAGATACTAATGTCAGAAAAACTGGTGATTTAATTACTCTAGATTATTCAGAAACTGATTGGATTGAAAATGCATTTGCATCTAAAGTTGAAAATATAAACCCATTTGAAGTTGTAGCATTTGATGGAACGATTGCATTAGATCCAGTTTCAGATAATTGGACAAGAACTGTAGTTGTAGATGGTGGTAAGAGGACTGTTGTTGATGGAAATACTTTAGCAGATCCATCAGCTGAATTCCAAAGAATATTAGATAATCAATTAAGTGAGGTAATTAGTGTTGTTCAAACGGATAATGAAATAACAACAACTACTCTTGAATTTGATAGTGAATATATTGAAACTATATTAACTGGAACAGTACCAGAAACCCATATTAGATCTAGAAACGTTGGTTTCAAAGCACATGCTTTAAAACCAGGAATACAATATTACCCATTCTTTGATGGAAGAAGTGGAATAGATATTATTCCAAAATTGATAGAAATATCAATGACTTCTGGAACATTCTCAGTGGCTGAAGATGTTAAAGGGTATCTTGGTAGTGATAGTACAAATGCAGTAATTACATTTAGAACAGCAAATTCAGATCATAGAGAAGGTACTTATAATGATTCAACAAGTACTGGTTATACTCCATATGTTGTAAATCCATATGATCCAGGAAGTTCTTTATCATCAGTTTATACTGCTTCTTCCACTGTATTAAATGTTGATATTGGTTCATTAACTGAAGAAGCTATTGGAAATTATTTTGGTAGAATAGAAAATGGAATGAAATTAGTTGGTTCTACAAGTAATGCAGAAGCAACAGTTACTAATGTAAGATTAATTGGTGATGATATTGGAAATGTATATGGTTCATTCTTTATTAGAAATCCTTTAACATCTCCAGCACCACCATTAAGATTTACAAATGGTACTAAGACATTTAGATTATCTTCTTCCGTAAGTAATGAGACTCCACTTCCTGGAAATGAAGCGTCTGTAAGTAGTGGAGAAGGTGAATATACAACTGCTGGAACCTTAGAGACATTTAGACAGACTAATGTTGTTGTTGGACGAACAACGAGGACAGTACAGTATATGGATCCTCTAGCACAGTCTTTCCGATGTGACGAGTCTGGTGCATTCCTATCATCCGTTGATGTCTATTTTGGTACAAAAGATGATTCTCAACCAGTAACGGTTCAACTTAGAACCATGGAACTAGGAACACCTACTGATATATTGGCAGCAGATTATGCTGAAGTTATAATACCTTCAAGTGATATTACAGTATCAAATGATGCCTCAGTTGCAACTAATATTAAATTCCCATCTCCAATTTATCTAAATGCAGGAACAGAATATGCTCTGGTATTACTATCACCTGGAACTACCAAGTATACTGTATGGATTTCTAGAATTGGTGATATAACTATAGAAACTAGGGATCTTGGTGAAGGTAATCGAAGAAAGGTAGGAACTCAGTATATTGGAGGAAGTTTATTTAAGTCTCAAAACGGAACTATTTGGACTCCTACACAGGAAGAAGATTTGAAGTTTACTTTGTATAAGTGTGCATTTAAAACTGGTATTATAGGAGATCTTACTTTATACAATCCAAAACTTCAAACTTCAAATGTTAATTTTGCTTTAAGTTCAAATGCAATTACATCCTATCCAAGAAAACTTACTGTTGGAGTTACTTTTAATCAGTTAGAGACTCAATTAGTTCCTGGAATAAAAGTTAGTGCTACAACAGATGATGGTGTAGGTATGAACGTTCCAGATGATCCAACAGGATTTATTGAAAGTATTGGTGGTCCTATTGAGACAACATCAGTTACTGATCCAGGATCAGCAAATATTATCGGTATAACTACTGCTGCTGCTGGAACGGGATATGAACCAAGTCAAACATATGCTGGTGTTGCTCTGCAGACTCTGACGGGTAATGGATCTGGTGCTACTGCAACAGTAATAACTAATGCTTCTGGTGAAGTTAGTAATGTTAGTGTTGCAACTTCTGGTACTGGATACGCTATTGGAGATGTTCTTGGTATTACCACTGCCGATTTAGGAAATGATAAGAAAGGAGCTGATGCTGAGATATCAGTAGCAGATAGAGCAGGTATTGATAAACTTTATCTAACAAATGTTCAGGGTGAAAACTTTACTACCAATAAAGTACTTATTTACTATTCTGATCCTGCAAATGGAATTATTAATAATGTTGGAGCTGCAGAAACTGCAATAACAAGTTCTGCACTTACTTCAGATCTTTATTCTGGTAATATTGTTCAGGTTAATAATTATAACCATGGAATGACATCAGATAATAATAAAGTTACTTTAACTGGTATACAACCTGATGGTATTCCTACTACATTAAGTGCAAATCTTTCAAGCACTGATACTGTTATTTCTGTAGCAAATACTAGTGTATTTGGAACATTTGAAGGAATATCAACCAGTACAGGATATGCTCAAGTAGGGCAAGAAATTATATATTATAATGGTATTGGTGCAGGTACACTTAATATTGGAACAAGAGGATTTTCTGATACATCAGTTTCTTCACATTCTAGTGGAAATTCGATATTCAAATATGAATATAATGGAATTTCTTTAACTGGTATTAATACTACACACTCAATGGCTACTGCAGCTGGAGTAAAGGCATTAAAGACAATTGATACTTACTTTGTAGCAGTACCTAGAGGTTCTGGAAGACCAAATCTTACAGATAGATCTGTTGGTGTTAATCAATTAAGTTTTACTGAAGAAATGTTTGCTGGTGGATCATTTACAAATGGAACACAAAACTTCCAATATGATTCATTTATGCCAGCATTCTCTGTAATGACACCAGGAAGTTCAACAATTCTTGAAGCGAAATTGAGAAGTGTAACTGGAACTAGTGATGGGGGTAATGAATCATCATTCAATGATGTTGGATATGAACCTGTAGTATTCAATAAACTTAATAGATTATCTTCTCCTAGATTACTTGCTTCAGGTATTGATGAAACTACATATTTAACTAATTTACCAAAAAATAGATCTGTTACTCTATCAGCATCATTTAGTACATCTGATGCTAATTTATCTCCTGTATTAGATACTATGAATGGAGCATTTAGATTGTATAGGAATAGGTTAAATAATCCAATATCGGATTATGCTAAAGATTCTAGATCTAATGCACTTGTAGGTGATCCACATGCAGC